ACGACCTCTATGCAATACCGCAGCAATTTGGTTATCTGCTGTAATCTTTGCTGGTGTTAATGATGTTGAATCTGTTAAAACTTCAAAATCGCCAGTTAAATTAGCTTTATAAAATGGAATCTTTACAAAATCCCCACCTCTTTCTGAGGATAGATTTAATTCTGCCAAAGGTTGCACTACCCCACTCTGTAAGAAGCTGTCAGTTTGTGTTGTCGCTTCAATCAGATAGGGTGTAAACACCTCAGGGACAATTAAATCACTTCTTAATGTCGCCATTGAGATTTAATTTATGTTTACAGTTCGGGCAGCCTCTCCCTAGCTAGTGCCAACTCTAGTTAGTTATATATTAACCGCTAACTGCATTTTTGAGCATATTGTATTTATTAATATCAGTTCTTAATAATCTTGCCTGTTCAGTTAAATTAAATGATTCTTTTGCAAATGGATTCTTTTCACCAGCCGCTACAAATTCTGCTTGCACTTTTGTTGTTGTAGCTCCACCGCCTTGAGGTCTTGGGTTCTTCTGTACCCATTGAGGCATATTAGACATAGCCCAATCCTTTACTGGGGTTCTGTTGTATCCATCAACAACAACAACTGTGCCATCTGTTTCTCTAGATAGTTGATCCTTACTGATGCGAGATAACACATATTGGGGATCGTGTACCACATCAGCAAGGGCTGTCACTGCTGGTGCTTCAACTTCAAGCTGTCTTTGTCTTTCTTCTAATTCTTGAATCCTTTTATTTTTTGCCTCTTCTGCATCACGATATTGTTGAGCCTGTTTAGCAATCGCTTCGTCATATCTGCCCTTTGCCTCAAGCTCCTCTTTTTCTTTCTGCTGTTTAAAAGCTATTAAGGCATTTACATCAACATCTGGCGGTACTGCCTTTGCTGATCTTTTTGCCTCCATATAATCGTCTAATAATTTTTTATTATTTTCTTCAAGCCTTTTTACAGTTTCTTTAAGTGCTTCAACTTCTGCTGAATTTACTGGTGGATTTGGCTTGATTGGTTCTTCTGCCATAGATAAAAATTAACAATTATTTACAATATTAGCTCCATTTCACTTTATCAGCCCAAAAAGCTGCTGACATTTTGCCTTTTGCAATATTTTTTGCGTGTCTTGCTTTAAAACTGCGCCTTTTTGACTTGTCTGCTTCTGATTCGCCTTTTCTTGGTGGTTTTGTGTCTGCCCCTTGCGCTCCAAATCTTATTAATTTTATTTTGTCACCTTCTTTAGCCAAGACAACATGAGACTTTGTTGGGTGTGATGGGGTTCTTTTTGGTTTATTAAAAGCAGATAAACCAAACCTTTTAAGTCTCGGATCTTTGCTCATTTGCCTTTTCTTCTCATAGCCATGTTATGAGCCTGTGTAAAACTCATGCCTTCTCTCATCTTACGTTTCATATATTCCATATGTGCTTTTGTATGCCCATGTGTTTCTTGATGTTTCTTAAGAGTGTTCTTTTGTCTGGTAGTTAGTTTCATTTTTTCTTTTTCTTTTTCTTTGGATTTTTAAGTCTATTTTCATGAATGTCAATATCTGCTTTTCTAGCACCTCCATCACCTGTTACAAAACTGCTTACACGACCCATTGACCAAGAACCAACAGAGGTATTTCTTGATCCACTGCTTAAATATGCAGCAACACCTCTTTCATAAACTTTTCTTAAATCTCCTATTGTATATCGACTCCTATCGGCTTTGTTTTTTAAAGCGGTAGTGAGTGCATCTGCTTTAGAAGTTTTTTTAGCGTTTGGTGCTTTTTTTACGTTTTTTCTTTTTTTTGGTGGCATCTTGAGCAACTCGTGATTTGGATACAGCTTTTATATCAATTTTTTCACCACGCTTGTAAGCTTCGGCAGTTCTCTTGATTTCAGCAGCTTTAGCTGCCTTATCCTTTGCTCCAGACAGATATTTTTTGGGTAAACCTGTCTTTTTGTCCTTAGGTACTCGCCTTAGTTTCTTCCTTTTCACTTGTTACCTTTTTAGATTTTTTAGGTGTTGTAGTTTTTTTTGGTTCTTCTTGTCCTTGAACCTTGAAAATATATCCCATTACTTTTTGCCTCCCTTCTTTTTCTTCTTTGACTTTGGTTTCATGGTAGAACCATACCCAACACCTTTAGGCATAACAATAAAAGTAGCTGACTTTATATTACTTCCTTTTACGTTTTTTAGCACTTGATAATGCAATAGCCTGTGCTTGTTTTAATGTTTTGCCTTCCTTCATTAACAAACGAATGTTTGCAGATATAGCCTTTTGTGATTTGCCTTTTTTTAGTGGCATTAGATATCTAAATCTTTTGTAAGTGCTTGAGCTAAGTGTTGCAAATAATTATGAATATTGCCATTAAAGAAATCAATCTTTATCAGCATATCTTTAATTTTTGCTGCCTCTTCGCCTTTGGTATGCTTGATTGCTTCAATAACAACTGTAGATGGAATTATGTTAGGAGTTCCGTTTGGTGAATTAACTGTGTAATATTGAAAATCTAAATTTTTTTCATTGAAGAATGTGGTAAAAAAGTTATTCATGGGGTTGTTGTGTCTATATTTAATATATATTATTCTTCAACAAGTGTCAACAACTATTATTTATCAAAAGTAATTTTACCTTCATTAATATCTTTAACTAAAGATTTCACATCCTTTGCCATTCCAGCCTCTTTAATAAACTTAACTTGATTGTCAATTGATAAATGAAGTGTATTCATCAAAGCAGCTAAATCTCTTGAATTATCAGGATCATCAATATTCATAAACCTACTGTATCACTTACCACTATAGCTGACCTGTTAAGAATAACCCAATAATCAGCATTGAAATGTATTAATTCACCTGTTTCTTTTATTTCATCTAAAAGCGGCAAAGGCACTTGATATCCATCTATTCCTAAAGCAACAGCAGCCTCACCAGACGTTTCATACTTTAAACCTGTAAGTTTTTCAGCTTCTTTTTTGATTTCTTTCTGCCATTTTACAAACTCCTTTTCATACCAATCGGAATCTGGAAAGGCATGAGGTTCTTTGGGATTAAGTTTTTTAGTGCTTGATCCTTTGCTCCAAGTTTTTAAGTTTGCATCTTTTTTTATTCCGAAAGCAGTAATCCTTTTTTTCTTTTCTGCTTCTGTAACTGTCTGACCATATCTTGCTGTGTAAGTTTCAGCTATTTCATAAGCGTTTTTATTTCCTTGTGTAATCATTGATTTTGTACCATTAATATTTCTTGAAGCTGCATAAGATCCATTACCATAGATTCCCTCACCAACATAGTAGTCATCTGCCCTTTTACCTATACCTTTAAATGAATCTGACCAATCATCATTGCTAACTCCTCTATATACAACAAGGTTTTCACCATCAGCACCTTTCAGTAAATCTTTTCTATCCTTAAGTGCTTTTACATTTTTTACTCTTATGGGTTTTTTATTAAATCCCTGTCTCCAATAAAGATATTCTAATCCTGTAGGTAGGTCATCTGTGTTTAGATCGAGACCTTGCCTCAATCTCTTTAGCCTAAAATCAATATCTCCAACAAAAGGATCTTTAATACCTCTAAGTTTTTCCATTTTCAGCCTATGCTTTCTAAACTCTTCAAGATCTTTTATTGATTCTTCAATAGAAAGTTTTTTAAGTGGTTTTGATTTAACAAACTCAGGTTCAACAGGTGCTTTGACAACTGGTTTAGGCTTGGGCTTCGGTTTGATATTTGTAGGCTTACCATAGATCCTTTGCAAATCTTTTAAACTTCTCTCACTGTCATCATCACGAACAAATTTTTTTATTGCTTTCTGTCCTGATCCCTCTTTCTTTGCCAACCTCTTAAAATATTGAACTTTCTTTGCATTGCCTAAAGTTTTAACCTGTAGCTTTTTATCTTGTTGTAAAAGCCAATCACCATATTTTGTATCTTGTGGAACTCTACCTGTTGCACTTGGTCTGGTAACAACCTTTCCTACTGGTGGCTTTTCCAAGCTTGGATATTTCTTCTGCAATCCATCAAAGTCAACAATAGGAACAGTAGTAGAACGACAATTAAAGTGCTGTGGTGGTGTTGGGCCTTTATTGTATGCAAACTTCTTACCATCAAGATCTCTACAAACAGCACTTGTTCTACTGTCTAAGGTTGCGACATATTCATATTTAGGTGCGACCTTGCTGTTTGCTGCATATACAGCCTGTGATGCTTGATTCTGTACTTGATTAACAGATGTTCTTACAATGGTTCTAATTTGATGATTAGCAAGTTTTGTTCTTTCACCGCCAGCAAGTGCTAATTGTCTTGAGGTTTTAGCTTTTTGTCCAAAATCTAAATTTCCAACCATTCGTCTTGCTATCTCTTGTGTTGTTTCACCACTAAAAACTCCCTGTCTAATATTTCTTGCAAGCAACTCATGTTGTTTTGTTGCTATACCACGAAAAGCTTTCTCTACTGTGTCTCCATTAGGTAGGGTCTGCATTGCTCCTTGTCTTGCAGTAAGTTCAAACTTTCCAGAACCAAACCTTTTAAAATCATCCTCTGTAAATTCTTTACTGGTAAATATATTGACTTGAGTTGGATCTGTTTTTACAAAAGATTCTGCATATTTTCTACTAACAGCAACAGAATTTATTGGGACATTACCAGACTTTACAACTTTTTTTAATTCATTCTCTATAAATCCAGCCTGTACTTCTGCCAGTCCTTCGATTTCTTTTATCATCTGCTTAGTTGTAGTCCTTGACCAAGTATCTAAACTTATTTTTGACTGTTGAATTATTGCCCTTAATCTTTTTCTTGTCTGTGGTGCAACGACAACCCCTGCCGCAGCTTCAGCTTGTCTAATATTTATCTGCTTAAGTTTCTTTGCAGCCGTTAAAATTACGTCATTATATGCCTTCTGAAAATCTTTTGCTACAGCATTACTATATCTGTTTAAATCAATAGTCTCTCTGAAAAATGCTTCTGGTGTACTCATTCATCAAGCCGCCTCTTCTGTATCTTCATCATCATCTGTAGCTGGTTCTTCTGGTGGTTCCATTTCTACCAAGCCTCCGCTTTGCGTACTTTCCATTTCTTCCTCAATATCAAAGTCATCACCAAGAATCTCACCAGCAGATAGTTGATTTAATAATGTTTCCTGTGAGATAGTGCCAGCAGTAAACAATGTTAATAGGCTTGTTATCTCCTGAGGTTCTAATCTTGTAGAAACAAAATCTCTATTTACAAAACTACTTCCAGCGTTAGGTTCATTCAGATATTCACTGTGAAATCTTAGGCAGTTATCAATCAAATCTTGCATCTGTTGGGCAATAACCATCATAGTGCTGTCATTTTGTGATCTATCTATTCTCTTAGCCTCTGCTGATTCGCCCACTAACTTCTGTCCAAGAACCGCAGCTAGTGATAATGTATTTATTTGTTCTTTAAGATCTCCAAGCCTTTGAAACTGGCTTGCGTAACTGTCACTAGATGGGCTGATATATTCCATTCGTGACTCAGGTGGTAATGCTAAAGCTTCACTTGGGCCTGTTGTTATCTCATCTGCGTTTGGATAGCCAAAGACAGCAAGTAAAGGTACAGAACTAATATGCAAAATATTATCCAAGTCTGATTGAATCTGATAATGCTTGAGGTTTAACTCTGCTATGTCATACAAGGGGCTGCGTGATTCATAAAAACCTACCCTGTTGGAATAAGCAATAGCAAAAGGAATTTTATCCTTAAGGCTCATTTCACCCTCATCAAATAATTTATATTCACTATTTTTTTTATCTTTTCTATGGATCTCATATCTACCACGCTCTAAAACTCTAATCTGCTTTACTTGCTTTTCCCCATACTTTCCATCAGGTTCTACAACATTCTCTAACAACCTTAACTGTGTAAGCTGTCTTGCACCATCTATAATCTCACTTCTCCAACCAAGAATATTTCGTGGTGAATATGTCACCCAATAAGGTCTGGTCTTATCTCCTTCTTTTGGTGCATCTACTAATACCCCAACATGACCAAATGATATTGCTGTTCTTGCTGTTTCATACAACCAGACATTGAGATCATTACCTTCTAAATCTACATCGAACAATTGTTCTCTTACTAAGTCAGAAACATCATCAAGTCTTACAGGTTTTCTTGTAAGCATACCTGACAACATTTTCTCGATTCGTTGTGTAAAAGGAACTACATTGCTTCTGCTAAGTCTGCGATCATAGCTATCGTCAGTTTCCCTTTCAAGTTGTGGAAGGTATTTTCTATGCTCACTCCTTACTTTATAAGTTCCCTCCCTGAGGTCAGTTATGAGATCCCAAAACTGTGCCATGCGTTGATATGCCGCATTTGGTGATTCAACTGTTGATACAGCCTGTGTTATAGGTTGGTTGTAAATATTTA